TGCGAATGAGAGGGTCATCGAGCCGCGGGAGCAGAGCGCGCGCGCACGCGCCGAGTTCGATCGCGCGGCCGAGGCGATCGCCGACGAGCTGCACCGCGATACGCTCGACCGGATGCTGCGGTGATGCGCGAGCCGCGCGAGCCGCTCGAATTTGCCGAGCGCGTGACCGCGCTGCTCGAGGCCGCGGAGCCGCTTGCCGAATTCGGCAAGGACCTGCGGCGGCGCAAGTGTCACCTCGGCATCAGCACGGCGAACGAGTGCGCGCGCTGTCGCCTGGTGCTGCGGCTGCGCACCGCGATGCGCCCGTTCGGATGGCCGCGGGCGAAGCCTAAGCGCAGCTAAACGACTGAACGCCTCACGTTCAGTCGAGGTTTGTTGGGGGCAAGAAAGGCGGGAAAATGTCCGGAATCATTGAGCAGGCGCTGCGCCACTGCGGCCTGGAGCCGACCGCGGACCTGCAGCACGACGCGGAGGCGCTGGCCCGCGAGGTCATGCTGCTCGCCGATGCGACCGCGAGCTATCTCCAGGTGGTCAGCGCCAAGACCCAGCGTGAATCGGAGCTGCTCCGGCAGATCCGCGGTTATGAGCAGCTGGTTGGAGCCGCGCGGCCGTTTGCCGAGCTAGGAACCGACCTGACGGATCAGCTGTGCCACTACGGGCTCTGCGAGCCGCGTGCGTGTGGGCGCTGCAGCAAGGTCATCGCGCTGCGCGAGGCGCTTGTGCCGCCGTTCGATCCGCGAGGGCGCACCGATGGCTCGTAGCGGCTGGTTTTACCTGCACGAAAATGGGTCGCTGATCTACAAGCGCGAACTGCCCGGCACTGAGCTCGATCTGCGCGAGAGCACGTGCGTGCGCGCGATGTGGCCGATCGACCTCGCAGATCGCATGAACGCCTGGGACGTTCTCATCGAGGCGCGCGTAGCGGGCTGCGACTGGGACCAGGTGCTCAGGCTCGCCGAGAAATGGGGCTGCAATGATGATGACGCCGGAATCTATGCGCACCTGGCGGGCGCCGTGATCGTTCGGCCGGCGAAGTGGTACGCCCTGCGGAGCGATCACGTGCTGGGCGAGGCGTACGGGGTCGGCACCAGCGCGCTGGGCGCGCTCGTCGATCTGGCGCATCAGATCGGCTGTGATCCCAGTAAAGAGCGGGTGTTCACGTTCCGGCCGCTGCTGCGCCGCGAGCTCGACCCGGCACCGATCGCCGCGCCGCCGGTGAGCGAAGCGATGCCCGAGCGGGTGAGGGAGTGGATGAATGCGGCCGGGCGCGGGCCCAAGGGGCGCGCATGAGCGCCGCTGCGATGCTCGCCGATTGCCCGCGCTGCGGGAGCTCCCGGCACGCAGAGCCGCAGCGCTGGCTCCTGATCCTGGGCGTCTGGACGCACCGCTGCGACCACGCCAGGCCGATCGGACCGAATCCGCTGCACGATGACGAGCCGTGCGAGCCGCCCGAGCCGCTGCATCGAGGCGCGCACCCGTCCGCACGCAGCGCGCATCTGCGAGGCACGATCCGCCGAATCGGCGCGCAGATCGTGCAGAAATTTCAGCGCAGAACGAAAAGTTTACAAGCGAATCGACGTACCTGCGTGGAGCTGCTAAAAGCTGCGCAGGGAGTGATTGAAAAGTGATTACTCAATGGGCAATACAACGACGCAAATGCTTGACAACTCTCATGAAATCGACATTATGTCGGTATCGTCGGGAAGATCGCGCACGCAGCTGCACACAGCTGATTTGTGGATAAGTGCCCGAAATGGCTCAGGAAAAGCCTACAAGGCGCAAGGCCGCACGCAAGAATCCGCGAAAGAGCGGCGGCGGCGGCGGCGAGCCGCCCAAGGACGACCCGCCCGCGACCCCCAGACCGAAGCGCCCGAGAGCGCGCAGTGCCTCACGCAGCGCAGCGAAGCCACCCGAGGCCGCAGCGCCGGACAGCGAGCCGTGGATTCCCCGCCTGCTCGCCGGAGAGGGCAGCGGCACAAGCCAGAAGCTCCACGAGCGCAGGCCGGGCTCCACGAAACCCGCGCGGACCCTAGAGCCCAGAGCGCCCGGCGAGTGGCGCGGGAAACCGCGCATCGAGCTCGACCCCAGCGACGTATACGAGCTCGCGGCGCAGGGCATCACGCAGCATTCGATCGCGCGGCTGCTGCACGTCTCGAAGAGCCTCTTCGAGCAGCGGCTCGCCGAGGGCGGCGCAGTGCGGCAAGCGTTCGATGCGGGTCGCGCGGCGATCGAGCTCGACGTCAAGCAGCTGCAGCTCAAAAGCGCGCGGCAGCTCAATCCAGCGCTGCTCATTTGGCTCGGCAAAAATCACGCCGGTCAGGCGGACATCAAGAGCGTGGAGTTCTCCGGGCCCGATGGTGGACCCGTCGAAGTGCAGGCCGATCTGCGCAGCATCATCATGCAGAAGATTGAGCAGCTCAAGCGCTCGCGCGGCCGCGAATGAGCGAGGCGAATGGCCGCAATGACGCTCCACCGTATGCTCGCGCGAAGCCGCACGCCGAGCGGACAGCTCCAGCCAGCGATCCGATGCCCTTGGATTTAAGAGAGCGAGACGCGAGCGAGCGCAGCGAGGGAGCGTGCGACGCAAGCGAGCAGCGCGAGTCTGCGGCGCTCCGGCATGGGCAGCACGGGGCAACGAGGGCGGAGCGCGGAGCGAAAGCGGCGGCTCACGAGCATTCGGAGCTCACTGCGTCGGGACCGCGAAGGGCACAGCAAAGGCAGTGCGAAAGCATTGACACGACCCGAAAGCCGAATCTCCTTGAAGCTGCCCCCGAAGCGGGGGGAACGCTTCGGAGATCCGGCCGAGCCGGCACACCTACCCCCGGTAGTAACGAATTTCCGGCGGATGTGTCAAATTTGGCGGATTTGGCACGAAATTTTCGAGGCGTCCCGATCGATCCGCAGACGGGATACCCCCACGGTTATCTGTGGTTTGAGCACGAATTCGAGTGCCGCTTGGGAAGCGAAAGTCGGGACGACGACGACGAGCCGCGCGCGCCATCGGGGCCGGCCGGTGAGTGAGCGGATCACCGACGAGGAGCGCCGGCTGCTGGAGCTGGGCGACGCGGATCTGCTGGACGATCAGGCCGCAGTGCGGCAGCTCGGCACCGCGTTTCTGCTGCGCGCCTCTGCACTGAAATCCCAGATCGTCGAAAAAGGCGTGGAATACGACTTCCCGCTGACGATCGGCACGGTGCTGCTGCGCACGTATGCCGAGGCGCGCGGAATCGATCCGAGCGATCAGCGGCGCACGATGGATCAGCTCACCGAGTTGCTCAAAGTCTTTTACTCGGACGTGAAGATCGTGCGTGCGCGCAAGGCCGAGCCCGATGGCTGAGGACTACGCACACGCCACGCTCGCCGCGGCGCTCGCACACTTCCGCATGCCAGCGGAGGGCAACCGCCCGGAATTTCTCGAGTATCGGCCGTGGGTATTGGCTGCGCATCCCACCTGGATCTCTTGCATGTCCCGCAAAACGGAGCCCTATCCCGTCGCGATCGTGTACTTTCGGGCGCCGCACGCGGGTTTGCTCGACTACTACTTAGACTCGCATTCGACTCCGCCCGTCTGGCGCAACGGATTCGATGGGCAACCACCCGGCGAGCTGCTCGCCGACGACTTGAGCGCACGCTTCTCGCTCATGCTCTATCGCGGCGAGCAGGTCTGGCGCGATGTGTGACAGCAGCTTGATCGCCAGGCTGCGGCGAGCGCGGCAGCTCGAGGCCGTGCTGCCCGATGTGCCGCGAAAGCTGCGGGAGCTGCAGCAGCGCATCACCGGCCGCGAGGTCGTCCTCGATGGGCTGCTCGATGCGGCCGCAGAACTGATCGAGCATCTGGACGCAGAGCGCCGCGGGCTGCGGGTCGCGCTCGTACAGGCCCATAAAGAGGCTCAGCGCGCCGCGCGTGAAGGCTACGCCGAGGCACTGGACGATCTGAAGGCACTGGACGATCTGAGGGGACGCCAGGAGCTGGACCCATGACGCGCCAGGAGCGCCTGGAGGCGCTGCGCTGGGAGATCTGGGCGCTCGCCCTGCCCGTAGTCGTCATCGCAGCGTCGCTCGCCCTGCTGGCGCTCGCGTACGGGCGCCTGCTCACAGCCGCAGGACTGTTCCTTGCCGGGCAGTCCGTCGTCGCGGTGCAGTTCGCGCGCGTGCTGCGCGCGGTCCGAAAATTACGCTGATGCGCCGGCCGCTTCCCGACCCGCTGCTCGAGCAGGTGGCGATCGAGCGGCATCATCTGTGCTTCCCGCATCTGCGCTGCGTGCGCTGCGGACGTACAGCCGAGCAGATCCAGGGCGCTCCGCGGACGTGCGAGGAGTCGCATGCGTCCGGCGATGCGGGCTGCGCCGGGTGCGGGAGCGCTCCGCCAGCCGCGCCGGAAGCGGACAGCACGCAGGCCGAGCTCCTGAACTACGTGATCTACCAGCGGCCCAAGGACTGGCCGCAGTACGCCTACGTCGTCCGCCGCTGGCGCGTGGTGCCGGGCGTCCGCGCGCCACTGGCCGACATCAGACCGTGGGCGCTTACGCAGACGATCCAGCTGGCGCGCGCCTCGATCCCGCCCGGGCTCGTCTTGCTTCCGCGCTCACCCGAGGACGATCCCGTCATCGTCGAAACATGGCTCTAGGAGGGCACCCGCATGCAGCCGCGCAGCCAAACACCGAAGGCCGAGCAGAGTAACGCCCGCGTCGAGGGCGAGAGCGCCACAATTGCCGCGCTCGCCACGCTCGCCGCAGCGATCTCCGCACACAACGACTACGACCCGCAGATCGTCACAGCGGCCGTAGTGCTCGCTACCGGGCTGCCCGGCCTGCTCATGAGCTGGCTGCGCCGCAAAAATCCCTAGCGTCCCGCCGTGACCGTGGGTGTAATCCGCGTGCGCTGCGGCCGTGCGCCCTCGCGCGAGGAGTGGGACGACGCCATTGGCGCAGGCTGGCACGGCTCCGACGGCTCGAGCCTATCGACCGATCGCATCTGCGGCGTTGTCATCGGTGTCACCACGGTAGCGTGGTCGGATCTGCCCGCACCGATTCATGATTTCTGGTATTACGTGCTGCGCTCTGTGCAGTACCGAAACCTGATTTCACCGTGGGAAGCGTCCTACCTACGCCGGCTCGCAGACGATCATCACAGGCGGCTGCTGCTCGCGCTCGCAGGGCAGGCCCGCTTCGGCATGGGCTGGCTCTACCGTGCGCGCTGCTACGCACGCTGGTCCGGCCTGCGCCTGTTCGGCGGCGGCTCGATCGTGCCCAAACCCGACCGCGAGGGTTATGCTGCGCCATGACCGAGGGGGACTGGACGCTAGTGCTGTTCGCGCTCGGGCTGATCTGCCTCGTGCAGTCGATCCGACTCCAGCTCAGTGATGGCGCAGGGCGCCGCGTCGTGGACAATCCAAAGCCGCAGACCCGCGCACCGGTTGGCCCGCGCCCTCCTCCTCCTCCTCCGCCACCGCGCAAACGCGCGCCGGTCTGCTGTCACGTGCACAGCACCCGCTGGGGCAAACCGCGAAAGAGGTGACCGATGCCCGCACCGACCGATGCTGAGCTGCTCGAGCGCTTCCGGTATCACGCACCGACGAAAGAGGCGGTCGTGCGTCACGATGCAGTCAACGAGGCGTGCTACGAGCTCGCCAAGCTCATCCGCAATCTCGTGCCGTTCTCGCGTGAGCAGGCGCTTGCGCTCACCGAGCTCGAGGCTGTGCGCTTTCGCGCGAATCAAGGAATCGCGATGCATCACGACTCGCTCGACCCCGAGCCGTGAACGGCTTTGTTGCGGATCTGAGCCGCACGGTCGACTCAGAGGTTGCCGTAGGCATGGGGCAAGTAGAGCCCCCGTGGTGCGCCATCTGTAGGAGGCCCGTGAAGCGCTTCTCGATCGAGCGCAATTCTGCATTGCGCATCACGCGCTACCGCGCGGATTGTCACCGCGAATCGGTGAGCTTCGAGATCTCCGACTTGAAATTATGCAGTTTGCCGCGCGGACATCTGACAGACGCGTTCGGAGCGGAGCCCATGCGATGGGCGATAGACTGTGACTGGTTCGATGGCTCGGGCTCTACCGTGCTCGGTGCGCTCGCAGAGGGCTGCTACGACGTTTTTGCGATCGAGCAGGACGAGGGCTCGGTGGACACCGCACTGCGCCGTGCGCAGCGCTACGACCCGCTATTTCACGATGTGCCGATCGGCCGAAAGGAAGCTCATGGGCCTGTTTGAACGACTCATCGGCCGGCTCGCCGAGGGCGAGGCGCGCATTCCCGTCATGTCCTTCGGCTCTGCGATGCGCGAGCTGATCCGCGGCAAGCTCACACCCGCGCAGCTGCACGCTATGTTCGGCATGAGCGCATCCGAACAGTCCGAGCTGTCTACGCTCATCGGCTGGGCGCAGACGCTCGCGAATGCTGCCGCGCGCGAGCAACTCGCCAGCGTGATCGAAGACATTGCCGGCATCGGCGAGCTGCTGGTGAACGATGGTGTAGTCATGACCGGCAATCCGCAGATCACAATCGCGAACGTCGAGGCTGGTCCCGATACCATCACGCGCAGCGCAGGCAGCTTCGCCGCAGACGGATTCGCAGCCGGCCAGAGCTTTCGCCTAGTCACCGTGCCGGGCGCCTCGGGCCCCAATAACGGGATCTACCGCATAGCGGGCGGCACCACGACCCGCATCGATGTGACGGGCGACCTGCTGACGAACGAGGTGGTAGCGAGCGGTGCGGTGCTCGAGCGCGTGCTCTACGGCACGGGCCCAGAAGCGACCGCGCGCGTCATCGTGGCGGTCAACGAGCTCGGCGGGACTGCGCCCTAACACCTTCCTCCGCCGTGCCGCGTTCGAGATGCTCGCGCCATGCCTCGAACAGCAGCTCGCAGAGCAGCTCGGCAAAATCAAGCGCGCCAAACATCGCGCGGGTCTGGATCGGCTGAGCGGCGTTCTGGTGTCGGATCATGGTGCGGGCTCCCGTGTCTGTGTACCCATCCTATCGGCCGATCACGGCAGAACATTATCGATCGGTCGATAGCGCAGCAATAGGCAACGGGGGGGCAGCGTGGCGGTAACCGTGATCGGCAACGCCGAGGCCACGTCCGGCAGCTCCGAGGTCACCTCGCTCGCGGTGTCGGTGCCCACGCACGCAGACGGGGACCTGCTCGTAGCGCTCATCGCGCAGGGGGAGAACGAAGACGGCGTAACGGACCATCACAAGGACTGGACCCGGCAGCCCGGCGGGCGCTACATCTCGGGCGGCTCACCTCCGAGCGTGCCCGAGCTGCTGATCCAGACGCGCATCGCGAGCAGCGAGCCGGCCTCGTATACCTGGACGTGCTCGACCTCTTCGCTGATGGTCGGACAGATCATCGCGATTCGCGGCTACGACCCGGACTCGGGCGTGCACGGCATTGCGCAGATTGCCGAGAATCCGCAAGGCTCGGGCGACCCTGTATCCCCGTCCGTCACGACGGTCTACTCGAATGAGGCGATCTTGCGCGTCGCGCTGATCGACGACGATGAGGTACCGGGTACCGAATCGAACATCGCACCCGGCAGCACGACGTTTATTCAGGCCACGATGAGCAACGGCGGGACGTTCGGCGCGGACGTCTCGCTGGCGAGCGCAATCGAGATCCAGGCATCGCCGGGTGCATCCGCCACGCGCACGTGGAATCCGAACTCGAGCGAAGAGAACAACGGCATCTCGATTCGGATTCCCGAGGCGCGTATCTCGGTCTCGAGCGTCACGGCATCGCCGCAGGCAGCCGATACCTGGATCGCGCAGGGTGCCAGCACGGTCGCAGCGGGCAGCCTGTTTGGGGCCACGCAGGGCGCAGGAACGGTAGAGCTCGCCAGCAGCTCCAACTACGCGGCTGCGACGAAAGTGACGCAGACCGTCACGTCATGGTCCGCCTCGTCCATCACCTTCACCGCGAATCGCGGTGCGATCGCGCAAGGGCGGATGTACGTATTCGTCACCGACAACGGCGGGAATCGCAGTGCAGCGAAACGCGTGATCGTGGTGGATACGCGGCCGCGCGTGGCTGCGGTGCACAGGCGCGTGGCGCTCAACACATCGACCGGGCTGCAGACCATCACGGCCACGAACAACACGCTCGGTGGACGTACGCCCAAAGGCGTGCTCGTGCTGGGCATCACACGGACCGGCACCGCGGGAGGATTGACCGATAATCTATCGGTCTGCAGAGGCTTTGCGAGCGCTACCGGACCCGCGCAGGCGGCCTGCGCTATGCGCTCCGTAGACGCAGTGGGTACGACGCAGGTGCACAGCCGCGGGGCTAGCGATGAGCTGATCATGCTGCTGCAGACCGGCAGCGGCACGGCCGGCGCGGTCGCGGTCGAGGCGAACCTCGATGCGTTCGTGCCCGATGGGATCCGTATCAACATCGGCGCAACGAACGGTGTGGCGTACCTCGTCGACTTCCTGTTTTTCGCAGGCGAAGAGCTCGAGATCCAGGCAGGGATCGCGACCGTGCCAGGGCGCGGGAACGTGTCTTCGGTCGCGCTCTCGATCGGCGACCCGGACGTGCTGTTCATGGCCGGCGCCGGAGGTCAGCTGAACGACTCGGCAATCACAGGTGCGAGCTATACGTTCGGCGGTGCACGGCTGCGCACGCGGCTGGGCGCGGCCACCGAGCAGGCAATGCTCTGTCACACGATCCCGAGTGGCGTGACGACGACGGCACCCGTCAGCGCCGCAGACAGCGGCTTTGTGGCCGGCGTGAGCTCAGCCAGCGGTGCGCAATGGAAAGTCAAAGCAGAGCCCGAGCGCGATGCGGGATTCCGCCTGGTCAACCATCAGGACACGCCCGGCACCGTCCAGGTCGCCTATCTCGCCATTCGCTGGCCGGGTGCGCGCACCGAATTCGGCTTTGTGTCCAGCCCGACGGGGACCGGAATCGTCGACCGCAACATCGGCTGGAGGCCGCACTGCATCCTGTTCGGAGGCTCTCGCGTGCAAACCGTCGGGACGCTCGAGCAGGACGTCGATGCGGGCCCGCAGTCGCTCAGCTACGTAGCGGCGAACGACCGCGAGCCTGCAGTGATCGGCTGCGTGCAGGTCAACTCCGAAGACGGTCAGAGCACGTCGAACGAACAGCAGGAGCATCTGCTGCAGCACGTGCTGCGCTGCCGCACAGTGTCGACCGACCTCGGCGCGCTGATGGTCAATTACTCGGACACGGGCTATGCCATTTCCTGGCAATTCGTCCTTGCAGCCGGCCGCGCGCAGCTGCACTGCGTGATCGAGAACGTCTCGGGCGCGCTGCTGGCGCAGGTGCACGGCGAGACGGTCGAGCTGGATGAGACGCGGCTCGCCGCACGCGAGCTCTCGCGCCAGCGCAGCGAGGAGCTCAGCCCAGACGAGACGCGCGCCGGCGTGCGTGCACTGATCCGCCAGATCAGCGAGGCGGTCGATGTGGCCGAGAGCATCGCGCGCGCGAGCGGACTGATTCGCGCTGCAGGCGACGCGGTGACGCTCGCCGAGGTGCCCGGGCGTGCGCGCACGATGGCGCGGACCCGGGACGGATCCGTCACGGCCGAGCAGGACGTGCTCCGCGTGCGCACGATGGCGCGGCTGGCGGGCGAGAGCATCACAGCCGACGAGACGTCTGCGCGCATGCGCGCGCTCTCGCGCGCGGTCGATGAGCCAGAGCAGATCGCCGAGGACGTGGCGCACATTCGCGCCATCTGCAAAGCGGTCAGCGAAGCGCTGGAGCTCGGCGAGACACTCGCCCGCATCCGCGCACTCGCCAGAGCGGTCAGCGAGTCGCAGAGCATCTCAGAGAGCGCCGTGCGCGCCCGCGCGCTCGCCAGAGCGGTCCAGGAGCTCGAGCAGCTCGCACAGACGCACGCCGCAGCGCGGACGCTGATCCGGTCCATATCCGAGCTCGTGCAGCTCACCGAGAGCGCAGCCAAGTTGCGCGGCCTGGTGCGCGCCGTCGACGAGACGGAACGAATACTCGAGGACGTCGTCCAGGCCGGCGTCGCGAAGATTGTGCAAGTCATCGACGAGGCGCTGCAGCTGCTCGAAGACTCGGTCAGCGTACGTGGCCTCGTCCGCGTGCTCGCCGACGTGATCGAGAGCAGCGAGGGCGCAGTGCGCGCGCTGGGACTCGTCCGGGCGCACGGTGAGCTCGTGCAGGTCGCGCAAACGCTCGCCGCGATCCGCGGACTGGTGCGTGCGACCGATGAGCTCGAAAATGCGCTCGAGGACGCGGAGCGCGTGCGGACGCTTGCCCGCGCGGTCGATGAGACAGAGCGGCTGGCCCAGAGCGTGGCGCGCATGTTCGCGCTTGTGCGCGTGGCCGACGAGGCGCTACAGGTGCTGGGGAGCGCACTGCAGGTGCGCGGCCTGGTGCGCGCGGCCGACGAGGCGCTGCAGCTTTCTGAGTCGACGAGCCGGGTGCGCGGGCTGCTTCGCTTCAGGGATGAGCAGCTCTCGGTCGCCGAAACGATCGCTCGGCTGCGGAGCGCCGTCCGCGCTATCGATGAGCTCGTGCAGCTCGCCGACGCGCAGGTGCGTGCCCGCACGCTCGCACGGGCGCTCTCGGAAGTCGTGCAAGTGCTTGAATCTGCTGATCTTTTGCGCGGTCGCATGCGCCAGCACAGCGAGCCGGTCCAGATCGTAGAGCAGGCGCTGCGCGTCACCGGGCTGCGCAAGGCGGTCAGCGAGACGGTGCAGCTCGCTGAGACGCTCGCCCGGCGGGTCGGCTTGATTCGGGCCGTGGGCGCCCTGGTGACGCTGATAGAGGGCGCTGTGCGCACTCGCACGCTCGCACGTCTATCGGATGAGCTCGTGCAGCGGGGCGAGAGCACGCGGGCCCCAAGGGACCTCAGCCGAGCGGTTTCGGCGCTCGTGCAGCTCACTGAGAGCGCGCGGCACGCGCTGGGGCTGCTCAAGAGCGTCGATGAGGCAGAGCAGCTGCCCGAGAGCGCCACACACAGCCGCGGACTGCTGCGCGCCGTCACGCACGCCGTCCAGATCGTGCACAGCAGTGCGCACGCGCTCGGGCTCGTCCGCATCGCCGAGGACCTGGTCCGGTCGATCGAAGTCGCCACACGCAGCCGCGCGCTCGCGCGCGTGCACACCGAGCTCGAGAGCCTGCTCGACGAGGCGGTCCGCGTGCGCGGCATCGTCCGCGTCGCCGAGGACCTGGTGAGCGTGCTCGAGAGTCAGCTGGACGCGCTCGGCACGGTCGGCAAGCTCATCGGACGCGCGATCATCCGAGCCGCCGTCTCAGCGTCCGCGATCTTCGGCGCTGGCACCGTGTCCGGCCGTGTGCGCATGGGGCAGAGTGCGGTGCGCGGCACTGTCCGCATCGATGAACCGTGAAAAAGCGAGGGCTGTAATATGTTTGGCGTCTTCGGAAGCTTGCTGCTGCTCCTGATCGCATTCGCTGCGGGCGGCTTCGTAACGCTAGTCGTACTGCTCGCGGTCTCAAACGTGCTGCAGGAGCGCGCTGCGAAGCCCGGGCGCAGCGGCGCGAACTCGCGCGAGCCCGTCAAGGAACACGTCAGCGCAGTGCTCAGAGACATTCCGAGCGGCAGCGCCCGCTCTATCCACTAGACGCCGGAGGATTTGCACCGATGCTCATCAGATCAGCAGTAGACGGACTCGAGGGCGTGCTGCGCAGCCGTGCGGGCCTATGGTTCCGCCGCTTCGACGCGCTCCAGCCGCGACACAGAAACGTCTTCGCGGTGCTGCACAGGCCCAGCGGCTTGCTCGTCATCCCTGCGTCGAACATCGTCACCGACCTCGGGGATCAATACTACGCCGAGCAGGGTGCGGGCGAGACGCCGACGAATTTCGGAACGCCCATCATGGAATTGGCGACGGCTGGGACGCCCGGCAAGACAGCCGATCGGTCCGATTTCACCGTCGTCACCGCGACGCAGAAAGCGATCGACGGATCGTATCCGCAGACCGACGACGGAGATGCCGACAATTCGGGCACGACCGGCATCGACGTGGTGACCTGGCGCACGAGCTGGACGCAGGGCGACTTCACGCAGGCCGGGATCACGCACGGCTCGATCACGAACACCTCTCCGGGCGCTTCCGAGCCGCTGCTCACGGGCTACGCATTCGCCGCGTCGTTCGACAAGACGGCCGACGATACGCTCAAGGTGTTCGTAAATCACGAGATGCTGGGCGTATAAATGGCGGAGTCGGTGGGCGGATCCAATGAGGCTATGCGAGAGCGCTCAGGGTCCGTCTCATCGTCAGACCCGCTCGTTGCGCTGCTCTATTGGCTCATGCGCGACGGACATCTCTCACCCGGAAAGGTCGAATCTGTGCTTCTCAAGCTGACGCCCGGGATGGAATATCAATATACCAATGGATGGCTCGCGGAGTACGCCAAGGACATCGCGGAGCGGGTGAGGTAGCTATGGCATGCAACGCACTCGTCAACGGCATCACGCTCACCGAGTGCGGTAGCATGGCGTTCAACTCCGATGCGCTGTTCCAGTTTCTCGATGCGCTGAACGAGGCGGACACACCTCCGAGCGAGGTGACGGGTGCCACGGTGACCGTCTCGTTCACAGACCACGGCACGGGTCTGCCGATTTTGGGACCCGTGCCGATGCCCGAGGTCAGTCCGCCGTCGAACGATTACCAGACCAGCGTCTTTATCGACGCTGCGAACGGCTTCGCGGCCGGGCAGATCGTGCTCGTCACGATCGACTTTGACGGCGGACCAGGGCTCAAAGCGCAGCGCTCATCGGTGCTTCCCGTAGTTGCGTAGCGAGCTCCTCGAGCAGCTCATCGATGAGCCGGACGATGCGGTGCGCACGCTGCTCACCGACCTGGGCGAGCAGGAGCAGCGCGAAATCGCCGCGAGTCTGTTCGACTGGGAGGGCGAATTTGCACGCCCCGAGCAGTGCGAGCCCGAAGGGCCCTGGTTCATTTGGGCGCTAAACGCAGGCCGCGGATTTGGGAAGACCCGGACGGGCGCAGAGTGGATTCGTAAAGAGGCGCTGCGCGCGCCTGGACGCCGAGGCGGCATCATCGCGCGCACCGCGGCCGACATCCGCGACGTCATGATCGAGGGGCCCTCCGGCATCCTGGCGTGCTGCGCGCCCTGGGAGATGCCCAAATACGAGCCCAGCAACCGCCGGCTGATCTTCCCGAACGGCTCGAAAGTGCTGTGCCGTTCGGCCGAGAAACCCGACTCGATCCGCGGTCCGGAGTTTGAATTCGCATGGGCGGACGAGCTCGCATCCTGGGTCCGGCTGCGCGCGTCATGGGATAACCTGATGTATACGCTGCGCGCGGGCCCAAAGCCGCGTCTGTGCATCACCACGACCCCGAGGCCGCTGCGCTTCCTGAAGGAGCTGTACGCGCGTGATCACACTGTGGTCACGGGCGGCTCGACGTACGACAACCAGCGCAATCTCGCACCCTCGTTTTTCGATGAGGTGATCGAGAAGAACGCAGGGACGACCAAAGGCCAACAGGAGATCTTTGCCAAGATTCTCGACGAGGCCGACGGCGCGCTCTGGGGCCGCAAGCTCTTCGACGATCACCGACTGGGCGCGGGCGAAGTGACGCCGGACCTTGACCGCATCGTCGTCGCGGTCGATCCCAACACCACGACCGGCGAGGATGCGGACGAGGTTGGCATCGTGGCGGCGGGCCGTTCCTGGCACCGAAACGCGCGCGGCAAGCTCACCTCGCATTTCTACGTGCTGCAGGATGAGAGCGGCGACATGGGTCCGCTCCAGTGGTCGCACAAGGTGCTCGACGTGTTCGATGCACAGAGCGCCGACCGCATCGTCGGCGAGGTCAACAACGGCGGCGAGCTCGTCGAGATCACCCTGCGCACCGTCCGCGAGGAATTCCCCTACAAGGCTGTGAACGCATCGCGCGGCAAGGCGATCCGGGCCGAGCCGATCGTCGGGCTCTACGAGCAGGGACGGGTGCACCACGTCGGATATTTCACCGACCTGGAGGATCAATGCTGCAATTTTGTGCCGGGACAGTCGGACTACTCGCCCGGCCGGCTCGATGCTCTGGTGTGGGCGATCACCGAGCTGATGGGCAGTAAACTCGACGAGGTGCAGAGCGTGAGCGGTATTGGCAAGGCCGACCGCAGTTCACCCTGGGGGGCAATGTAGTGGCCACAGACGACAGTGTGCTGAAGCTCCTGCCGGGAGCGGACCGCACCGACCCGCTCGAAGCACTCGGAGTCTCTGGGCTCGAGCAGCACGGCGGAATGATTCATGAGGAGTTCTTGCCCGAGCTGCGCGGCAAGCGCGGAATCAAAGTGCTCAAGCAGATGCGCGACAACGACCCGGTCATCGGCGCGCTGCTGTTCGCGATCGAGATGCTCATCCGGCAAGTAGACTGGAGCGTAGAGCCGGCGAGCGAGTCGCCACGAGACGTCGATATCGCCGAATTCGTCGAGAGCTGCCTCTTCGACATGCATGACACGTGGGACGATACGCTCTCCGAGATTCTCTCGATGCTCTGGGCTGGCTTCGCACCGATCGAGGAGGTCTACAAACGCAGGAGCGGCCGCAACATCGACCCGGCGCTCGGATCCAAACACCGAGACGGGCGCATCGGCTGGAAGCGGCTCGCGCTGCGCGCGCAGGAAACCATCGAGCGGTGGCTGTTCGACGAGCACGGCGACGTGATCGGGCTGCATCAACAGGCGCTGCCGGATTTCCGCATCCGCGTCATCCCGATTCAGCGGCTGCTGCTGTTTCGTCCGAGCGCGCACAAAGGCAATCCAGAAGGGCGCAGCATCCTGCGCAACGCCTACCGGCCCTGGTACATGAAAACCAAAATCGAGACGATCGAGGCAATCGGCGTCGACCGCGACCTGACCGGCCTGCCGATGGCGCTCGTGCCGCCCAAGCTGCTAAACCCGAACTGCACAGACGAGCAGCGCGCACTGCGCAGGGAAATCGAGCAGATCGTGACGAACATTCGCCGCGATGAAAAAGAGGGCATCGTATTTCCGCTGGCATACGACGAGAAGGGCAACCAGACCTACAAAATCGAGCTGCTCACAACCGGCGGACAGCGGCAGTTCGACACCGACGCGATCATCAATCGCTACGACCGCCGCATTGTGGGCACCGTGCTCGCCGATTTCCTGATGCTGGGGCAGGCGGGGCAGACCGGATCATTCGCGCTCGCTGAGAGCAAGACTGAGCTGTTTGCGGTGGCCATCGGGGCGTTTCTCGAGGCGATCGTCGAGCAGTTCAACCGCTTCGCGATCCCACGGCTGCTCGAGCTGAACGCGTTCGTAGCCGATGAGACGCCGACGCTGGCGCACGGCGACATCGAAAGCGTATCGATCGAGAAGCTGGGAGCGTACGTCGCGCAGCTCACGAACGCCGGAATCGACCTCACGGGACCGGCCACGCAGCGCCACCTGCGCCAGCAGGCGGGCCTGCCGGACGAGGATCCGTCCGAGCTGCCGCTGCCGCCTTTGCCCGGGCCGCAGCCGCCCAAGCCGCCGGCTACGACCGATGACCTCTCCGACTAGCCGCGCGAGCGTACAGCTGGGCAGTCCAGCCAGCCGGCCGCAGGCGAGCAGGCCGGCACGCGGACCAGCCGGCCGATCCGGCGAGACGATGGGCGCGCAGTGCGCGGGATACCTGGCGCAAGCGGCCTGCAGACGCTGCGGCGGACAGACGCCGCATCTGGTGCTGCGCCGCTCCCTCGAATGCAAACGCTGCCTGACGCTGCGCGCACGGCGGCCGGGCGATCCGGACCCACTCTAGGGAGAGCCTGCATGTTTCGATTCGCGGCTGCGAAATCCCGCAGGCGCGGGCCGATCGCCAAGGTAAGCCGCAAGGAACGGCAGGCGAACCGCGAGCTGCGCGAGGCGCTCGCAGCGAAGTTTGAGCGCGAGTATCTCGAGATCATCGAGCGCGGACGCTTCGACGTAACCGAGGAGCTGCTCGGGCGCATCCTCACAGGCACGGTGCTGGGCGTGCCCGAGGAAGGGCTGGCGTCGATCCAGGCGGACATTGCGACCGCGCTGTCGAATCAATTTCGCGAAGCGATCGATGGCGGTGCACGGCTGGGGCTGCGCTTCTCGGGTGCGCCCTCGATCGATATCGACCCCAGTCTGATCACCGACATCGCCGAGCGGTTCATCCGCGGGCAGGGCGGCCAGCGCATCGTGGGGATCAACGCCGAGACCCGCAAAGCCGTGAACCAGATCGTCGCGGACAGTCTGACGCAGGGCTTTTCGCCGACGCAGGCCGCGCGCGACATCGGGCAGAAAGTAGGTCTCACACGCCAGCAGGCCAAAGCGCTCGCGCGCTTCGAGGAGCGCATCACCGCGCAGCGCATCGTCAGCGAGCAGGCGGATACCGCGCTCGCGCGCGAGGCGATCGCCGAAGACGTGGAGAACTACCGCAATCGGCTGCTGCGCCAGCGCGGGCGCAACATCGCCGAGAACGAGACGCAGGTCGCGATCCAGCACGGCGAGCGCGGTTTTTGGGAGCAGGCCGCAGCGAGCAATCAAGTCGACACGTCGCTGCTCTATAAGACGTGGTTCACCGTCCTGGATGACCGTGTGTGCCCCATCTGCGAGCCTCTGCACGGCGTGACGATCCGGTTCAACGACAGCTTTTCGAGCCGCGGCTTCGTCGGACTCAGTCCGCCCGGGCATGTTTCGTGTCGATGTTTCCTGGAGTATGGCGACGACCCGGACCCGTCGGGCAGCGACGAGAGCCGATCGGGAACCATACCGGGGACCAGGCCGCCAGGTAGAGGCGGCGCGGCAGTGCCGCTGTTCCTGATCGGTGCTGCGCTCGCCGGCGCGGCCGCTGCGCTCGGCCGTGGCCTCGTGCCAGACCTACAAGATGATTCTGGCGCCACGATTCTGCCGTTCCCGAGCTTGCCCGGCTCTGGGCAGCCGGGACCGTTCCGCGTGCCCATCGCTGCACGCCGCAAGAAACGTTCGCGCCCGCACTGGCGCACTACCTCACCGAAGAAAGGGCGTTGAGAGATGGCCGGAGAGCTACAGCACCGCGTCGAAATCGAGAAGCTGGACGCGGAGCGCCGCATCGTATTCGGTTGGGGCTACGTATCGAACGATGAGAGCGGTGCGCAGGTCATCGATCACAGCGGGCAGGCCGTCTCGATCGCCGACATCGAGAAAGCCGCAGAGGGCTTCATGCTCGAGTCGCGTATCGGCGGGCAGATGCACAAACGCTCAGCTGGCGAGGTCTGCCACTCGATCGTCATCACAGACGAGATCGCGCAGGCGCTCGGAATCGTATCGAAGAAACGCGGATGGTTCATCGGATTCAAAGTCACCGATGACGATGCATGGGAGGGCGTGAAGTCGCGCAGGTTCCGGGCGTTCTCAATCGGTGGCAGTGCACGAAAGGAATCAGTCGATGCCGCTGCCTAGGGAATGGCTCCGCGACGTAGTGATCGATGAGGTGTCTCTGGTCGATGAGGGCGACAATCCGCCCGCGCTCATCTCGCTGTTCAAGCGCGCCCGGTCTGGCGAGGTCGGCGAGGTCGCACAGCGCGTGCGAGATCTACTGCGCGCGCGCGAGTCGGCCGAGCAGATCGAGAAGCGGCTTTTTGACGAGATCCGCCAGGATCGCATGGGCGACCAGATCGTCGAAGTGATCAGATCGCGGATCGATGATCTCAGCCACTCGGTCTGGACGATCCTATTCGTCGAGCAGGGCGACCAGGGCCCGGCCGAGGACCGCATCCGCGAGACGATCGGCCAATTCGTCGGCAGCATCGATACGGATCTGGCCGCCATCATGGCTGGCCGCATCGTCAAGCGCATGGGCGGGCTGTTCCGTCCGGACGTGCACGAAGTAGCAAGCACGCTCGCAGCGCTGTTTCAATTCCAACCGCCGGACAAGTCGACCGGCTCAACGCAGGAGGGTCACAGGATGGATCTCAGCAAGCTGAGCCCAGAGGATCGCGCGGCCGTCGAAGCCGCAGTCAAAAAGAGCGAAGAGCAGAGCGCACAGATCGCCACGCTCACCGCAGACATTGCGAAGCTGAAGGGCACCAAAGACGAGCCCAAGAAGCTCGACCCGCTCGAGGGTCTGCCCGAGGCGATCAGGAAGAGCGTTGAGCCGCTGCTCAAAGCCGCACACGATCGCGCAGATAGAGCCGAGGCGCAGGCCAAGGCGATGCTCGCAGACGTCTCGGTGCTCAAGGCCAGCGCCGCGCGCGCAGCGTTCGCAAAGTCTGTAGGCGACCTCGAGGGCATGCCCGAGCCTCGCGAAGCGCTGATCGAGAAGCTGTGGAAAATCGAAGACGAGAGCGTGCGCGCAGAGCTCGTCAAGAGCTTCGAGGCGCAGGCTGCTGCCATCCGGCGCAGCGGCGGGCTGTTCGATGAGCTCGGCACCGCACTGGGCGATGCGGCACCAGAGGGCGACGCCGCGTACATGGAAATTTGCAAACTCGCCGAGGCGATGCACGAGAAGAATCCAGCCATGAGCATCGAGAAGTGCCGCGTGCAGGTCATGCGTGACAATCCCGATCTGTATGAGGACTACAGGGACGAGCAGAACGTCAACTAGCGCGGACTGAGTCCCGCTTCACTCAAACTTCGGCGATGCGCCGATATTGGAGGTTTTCACTATGGCTTTTCAGACTCCCGGTGATCTGCACAGCATCGACGCTGCCGGGGACTTAAGCGGTGCGCAGTTTCGTTTTCTCGCGGTCGACGGCAACGGGCGCGCGGTGCTGGCGGGTGCTGGCGTGGCGGTGATCGGTGTGGCGCAGGACAACAACGCAAGCGCGATTGACCGAGCGGTCGCGTATATGTCCGACGGACTCTCTAAGGTCGTCTCCGGCGACGCCGTGACGATCGGCGCGGAGGTCACTTCGGACGCAACGGGACGCGCAGTCGATGCGGCGTCGGGCGACCGGGTCGCGGGCATCGCGCGGCTGGGCTCTGCCGGTGCGGGCGAGATCATCACCGTCGAACTACTACGCGGCGGGCAGCTCAACTAATTGCGCTTCGGCGCTCAGCTCGAGGAGTTTTCGACATGAGAGACATTCAACAGTATGGGAGCGCGCGCAGGCGCGCTCGCTACGCGAAGACTCGGAATTTTCCGATCCGCTCGCGTGGCACCGCGGCGGGGCGCAGCACGCGCTTCGCCAAGCTGCAGCCGACCGCGTCGGACGTGCACGTCGACCGTGCGCTGACCGATATTTCGATCGACTTCGCGCAGACCGAGGACGTCTGGATTGCAGACAAGGTGTTCCCAGTCGTCCCGGTCAATTTTCAGTCGAACATGTTCACGACGTACAGCCGGGCAGATTTCAACCGAAGCGAAGCGCGCCGCCGTGCACCCGCGACCGAGTCCGCCGGCTCGGGCTACGGGCTTACCCGGGACCTGTATTTCTGCGACGTCTTCGCGGTACACAAGGACATCGCGGACGAGGAGCGCTCGAACTCCGATGCGGAGCTGCGGCCGGATGAGGATGCGACGCGCTTCCTCATGTCGCAGTGCATGATTCTGCGCGACGTCACTTGGGCCGAGTCGTATTTCATCACGGGTGTGTGGGCGGGTGAGAATACGCCTGGCACGCTCTGGGATGCGGTCGGCTCGACTCCGATCGCAGACATTCGAGCCGAGATCATCAATCGGCAGGCTGCGACCGGCCGAAAGCCGAACGTGCTGGTACTCAGTCCTCGGGTCTGGGCGGTGCTGCAGGATCACCCGGATTTTGTGACGCGCATCAACGCGGGACAGACGAGCGGCATCGCGACGGTCTCGCGCGCGCATCTCGCTGCGGTGCTCGAGCTCGAAGAGGTGCTAGTCGCCGAGGCGGTGCAGAACTCAGCAGCTGAGGGTCTCGCCGAGGCGTCTGACTTCATCGTCGGCGACAACGCGCTGCTGGTGCACCGCGCGCGCAATCCAGGGCTGGCCGTACCGTCCGCGGGCTACACGTTCGCATGGACTGGGCTGCTCGGCGCCTCGGCGTTTGCCAGCCGCATGATGCGCTTTCGCATGGCGCATCTGAAGGCTGACCGCGTGGAATGCGAGCTCGCGTTCGACACGCGCATCGTGGCGAACGAGCTCGGGCACCTGTTCCTCGCACCGATCAGCTAAAGGCGGTAGGGCATGGCTGAATACATCGCACTGCAGCATTGCAAGGTGCAGGGCCTCACACTGGACCAGCGAGGGCGGCCGCGCCTGCGGGTCGTCCAGCCGGGCGAGGTGATCCCAGAGGCCAGCAGCTGGCCCGGAAACGCGCTCGCGCGCGAAATACAAGCCGGCCGCATCGGAGTGAAGGGGCTAAGCGGTGTGCCGCCTCAGGCGGTGCCGCGTGCAGCCGCAGGGTCGGACCCTGCACTGCGCCCGGAGCCCGAGCCCGCCCCGCGACCCGCCCGCCGCAGGCAGGCACCCGATAGCGAGACTGACTAGCCAACTAGGCTAGAGAGGGCAGACGAATGGCATCGAGTGGTAAGACGTACACTTGCAACCCAACTGGACGGCCGATTGATGCCGTTCGTCTGCTGGTCGGCGAGACCGAATGCGCGTCGGCGAAACTCTTCGACGCGGAAATCCAGTTCTTTCTCGACTCCGAGTGCGGGCTCTATTACGCCGCGGCCGCTGCGGCGGATGCGCTCTGTGCGCACTTCGCGAAATCGGTGACGTACCGCGTGGGCGGGAGCTCAAAGCAGCTGGCCGAGCTGTCCAAGAACTATGCCGCGCTGGCGGCCAAGCTGCGCGCGCAGGCCGATCAGGGTGCGACGATCTACGCCGGCGGCCAGTCGATCGCCGAAAAGGAACGCGATGCGCTGGATACCGACCGCGTACAGCCGACGTTCTGGCGCGGGATGCATGACGATCCGGGCTCGACGCAGCCCACACCGCGGCCGGTAAGCCTGCTCTGGGCGGGCTGGTAGCGCCGTGTCGATCTGCGCCGATGCGTTCAACGTATGCGACCTGGCGATCTACCGACCGAACCGCGCGGGACCGGGCAGCGACGAGGTCGGAGCGCCGACGCTGCTCGCCGCGAATCTCATGGCGCACGCCGAGCCGTCGACGCACGTGATCCGCGATCCGGACGGACGGGAGCACCAGATCACGGCAGCGTTTCGGCTGGACCCGACAGACTGCGAGGGCGAGGTGCTGGATGTAATGGAAGGCGACCACCTGCAATACACCGATTTTCGCGGTGTGCTGAAAAAGCGCCAGCTGATCCGCCGTGTGTCCCCGTTCTACGTGGGCTCGGAGCTCGATCACCTGCTGCTCGAGATCGGCTGATCGGTGGCGCTCACAGGGCGGCGCCAGGTTCAGAAAAACATCGACCGCGCCATCAAGGCGGCGCTCGCAGGGCTCGAGGACGAGCAGCAGGGTGCGGCCGAGGAGACGCTCTCAGACTCGCGCGACCTGGCACCACAGCTAACGGGTCTGATGATCAATACAGCCGGCACGCGCGTTGACCGGCAAAAAAACCTCATCACGCACACGGTGTTTTACAGCGAAGAATATGCGCTCTACCAGCACGAGGGATTTTTCAATCCTGGACCCGTGACCGCGCTCAAGCCGAATGCGGGTCGCAAGTTTTTGAGCCGTGCGCTCGACGCAAAGCGGCGGCTGTTCATTGAGCGATTTCGGCGCCGTGTCGAGCGCGAAATCCGGCAGGCGCTCAGCTAGGAAGGGGCAGCCATGTCGATCGGTCTGGAGCAGGCGATTGCAGAGTACCTCAGCGCTCCGCCCGCGCCGCTCGCTTCGTTCGGCGGTCTGTACGACGATCCGGACCCCGCGAATCGTGTGATCTTCGTGCAGCAGGAGCCGCCCGTGCCGACCGATGACACCGACGGCTTGCTGGACCTGACCCCGTACCAGACGACGGCGCAGCTCGCGATCACGGTGTTCACGGACGGCGGTCTCGAGCCGCAGCTGCTGCTCGGCGAAACCAACACCATCACAATTCAGTGCAGACACCCGAGCTACGAGAGCGTCATGCAGACGCAGCGCGAGATCTACGAGCGGCTGCAGGAAAACGGCGGGCAGAGCAACGGTGCGAATCCTCTGGCGCGGGGTGTATTCAGGGGAATCAGAATCTGGCGTATCACGGCGGATTTCCCGCCGTTTCGACTGGGTAGAGACGCCGACGGACGTGACGGACGCTACCGCACGACGCAGTCGTTCACGGTGCGCTCAAAGCCCATCATCTTTAGCTAGCTAGGAGGCTGCTTGTATGTCCGTAGAACCTCGTCCAGTCGATACGCTCACTGTGGATTTTCTGCAGCTGGGCATGCCGTTTATTGAGTTCGCGCCGAACCTTGGGAACGGTGCTTTTGGTCCGTTCCGATCGCTCGGCATCGTCGACTCGGCAGAGATTGCCAAGTCGCTCGAGCTCGTGACGCTCAGATCGGCGCAAAGCGGCGTCTCGGTCAAGGTGCGCGAGCTCGTGCGCCAATTCGATGCGGTGCTGAACGTCGGGCTGTTCCAGCACAGCCCAGAGAACATGCAACTGATGTTCGGCTCGTCGACGCTGGTCAACATCGTCGGAGCGGCCGCGAATTCGGTCGTCGGCGACCCGTTCGTGCTGACCGACGATCCCGAGGACTTCCTGGACCTGACGAATCAGCTGCTCGATGACTCAACGGTCGTCGTGACGGCGGATGAGATCGTGCTCGAGAGCGTGGGCACGGGGCAGGGCGGGACGTTCGGAGAGACGACGGGCGACTTCACACTGGATTTCAAAATCAACGTCATCGGCGACGTCTCGCTGTACCGCGAGACAACCGGCCTGACGGTGGTCGACCGCACAGGCGACCTCGTCGCCGGCTCTACGCCGATGGCTGGAGAGATCGCCATCGTGACGGGTGCCGTCGCGACGGGCGGGCAGATCACCTATCCCGCGGGTGAGGCGCCCGCGAGCGGTGTGCTGATCGAGGCGACCTACGAGCCGACGTTTGCGACCGTGCTGAATACCGATTTCACCGTCGACCCAAAGCCCGGCCGGGTGCGCGTGCTCTCGTTCAATGGCGCCTCGGACGAGTTCAAAAACTTCCAGCCAATGCAAGCCGCCTACGATCACGTGCTGGTCGATCACGATCAGCTCAAGCCCTTCACGCAGTTTGTATTCCAGGGGCAGACGCGCGTGCGGCTGCTCACCGACGTTGGCATCAACATGCTGTGGACGATTCCCCTGAGCTCGGTGCGGCTCACGGACGACTCGTTCACGTTCAACCGCGACGAATTCCAGGTCTCTCAGCTGGCGATCGACCTGTTCGATGCCGGCGGTCAGGTGCGGTTCGGCACGATGCAGGTCTATCCCGAGACGCCATAGCGCAAGAGGTTCTCTCGCTGGTGTTCCAGGCGTCGTGCCTGCCTGGACTCCAAACCCCCCAAACCCCCCGTTCGTGCTTCGGCGCGGGCGGGGGGTTTTTGCGTTCGGACTCAGGCTTTCGTAGGTGCGAGAAATCCGAAAAAGCGTGCCACCGCACGGCGTTGCGGTGTTGTACGTTGCGCAGTGGGGGTGCGATAAATGGCGAATCGAAAGACGGCGGAGCAGGAGCTCAAAATTCTGTTCCCCGTGAAGGAAGTGCGGCTCAGCACGGGCCGCATCGTGGCGGTCGCGGAGTGGAACATCACGACCGGCGCGCGCGGCATGGGCCTGGTCGGGTCGCTGCTCAAGAAACTGCAGGCCGAGGGCGTGAGCGGCGAGATCGAAGTGCAGCGGCTGCTCGATCTCGCGATGCCCGAAATGCGCGCGATCGTCGAGCTCACGCTCGGATGGACGCCTGAGGAGCTCGACAGCCGCGCGACGTGGGACGATTTCATCACTCTGTGCGAGGCGGTGATCGAGACGTCTCTAGTCAAGCCGGACGGGGGCGGTGCTATCCCAAAAGTAGTGGAGCTCGTGCAGGGCATGCGGCTCATCGCGCGGGCTCCGCTCCAGTCCAATCGCTCTCAGAGGCGTTCGACTTCCTCATCAGCTGCGGATACCGATTCGCCGAGCTGATGAGCATGACGTGGCCCCAGATTGAGATGTTCGCCGAGGCCGCGAGCAAGCGGCGCCGAGAGACTATTTTGCTCGAGACGA